CTTAGGTTGTTGTTTGGATGCTTGTGCCTGAGGTTTTCCCGGTTTGCCGAGGACTGTAGACATAATTTCCAACTTTAATTGTAGTGCCTTTCGCTGGGTAGTGAACCCCTCTCGTGCTGCCTCCATCCTAATGCACGAGCCTTTTGAATTTACTCTTTTAAAAGTAATCCACAGCAGCCATCTTTATAAAGATGGGGCTGCTATAGAAAACGAACGGATTTTTGGGAAAAAGTGCTAGAGTATGCTGTAGCTCTTCTTCGTCAAACCCATACCGTTCATAGATCTGGTCAAAGGCCTCATGGGTGAGTTTTCTTTGACACATGGTAGTAGTCTGAACTTGATGCTTTTCGAGAGGTTCATGGAGTATGACATGATTCTTTCGAAAGGTCTGCACAAATTCTTTGATTAACGGGACTTGTAGGAAAAATTGGTAAGAACTCGCCACGTCAGAAAGAAACCTTTCTGCCGCCAACCGGAGATCTTTTGTTTTATAGAGAACTCGCGGATCACTCAAAGATTTTCCCATCTTGAGGAACCGGGAAGGGAGGGGACCCCAGGTGAGTCCCTCCGTAGTATGATACCACATGCCTTTTAAGAATGTGCATGATGTAACAGAACCAGATTTTAGTTTCATATCAAAGCCGAGCGATTTAAAAAATTCGACTATGTATAAGAAATCTAAACTCCCGATTTCTGCGCAAAATGCCAAGACATATATCCATGCGATTGCCATGACTATTGAATTGTTTAAAGAAGTGTCGGCGCCTCCAGTGTCTCTGAGAGGACGTCCTTGTTTGTCTATGACTAAGATTCTATCCTCTTTGCGAGAATAGACGACATACACATTTCTTGCTAATTTAAACAAAACAGTAATAGTTTCTTGAGGAATCCCAAGAAATCGGTCAAACCAATGGGCTGCTTTTAAAGGTCCAAAGCTTTGGGATTGATCGAACATGCTCGCATCACCCTCTATTACCTCCCAAAATCCTCTCACGTTTGTGATGACTAAAGAATCGTCACCACAAACTATGATGCAAATTTTAGGAAGGTCGGAGGGGCTCAACACCTGTTCCAACCACTCTGTCAGCAACTTGTCTGTTGCTGCGCCAGCATACGTAACGGAAATTTGACAATTCCATTTCCCATGGGAAAATTTCCGGAACTTTAACTTGAAAGACCAAATGGTCTTTAAATTTTGCTGGGCTCTCCACACATGAGGACCTACCAATAACTGAATTCTTGCTGAAACGTTTATGATCACCCTAGGTTTTAATCCCATAAGGCCATCGTTGCAGCGAAACAACATTTCGTTTGATTTCATAAAGACGTCAGTTTTGTTGGCATAACGTAAAAATTCTTGGTGTGTGGAGCGATCCATGTATTCTAACAACAATCGCTTATACTTATTTTTCTTCATACTATCAAAATGGTCCAACCATTCATCTAGCTCATCTTCCCAAATTGTTTGAG